CAATCCTGCGCCCTCTATGCCAAATTGTGCATGAGCGTTGCTACTTCCATCTCCATCAACTGAAAAGCCATTAAGCGCGCCTTTTTCAGATAATTGTAATCCAAGAAAATATGCTTCATAAGCACGAGTATAACTATTTTGAGGTAATTCATATCTTTCATCGCCTAAAACAATCATTTTTTGATATGTTTTATTCCAATAGCCTATAGCTGCGGTTGCCTCATTATCTCTAAATTGAAGAATATTTGAAAGAGATGCGTTTGGTGTTGCTTGTAATTGCCCGCCAAAAGTTCTATCAAATTTAAAAAGGACTACGCCCGCTAGATCACTAAAAGTTGTCTCTTGACTTGATGTTTCAATATATCGAGTGCCATAAGTATAATAGATATATTCATCTTCACCGCTATCGACTGCAACTGTTAATTTTCTTAGACCTGCATCAAGAGTAACTACAGCATTGTCTAAATCTACAAAACCGGCAGGTAATTCTTTTACATCATTAATTGTGCCTCTTAGAACGTTACCGACTTCTATATCAAGCGCGGGATTTTTTTGTTTTATCTTTTTCCCATCACTATAGAAAATTCTATCTGCGCCTGATAAAATCCATTTATCGCCTACCCATAAGGCATCATCATTATTATTAAATACTTGTTGAGTGTTTGTTCTGGTGGGATCATTATCGATTACTATATCAGGTGTTGCGATTGTTCCGGATTGAGTTGCTGGTGTTGGAGGCGTCCCGGTTATAGAAAAAGTTATTGTGTTAGGTGTTGCTTTTGTTCCTACAAATGTCCCGTTATAATCTGCTTCACTGCCAGTATAATTACTGATAATTATATTATCGCCATTATTATATCTACTATAAAATTCAGGACTAACTACGGCTGTTGCTGTTCCGCTTCCATTATTCGTTAAAGTAATAATAACTTCAATATCGCCGATTGTGTAAAAATCACCGATTTGCACCCCAGTTGGGACAGGAAAATCAGCAGGCTTAGTAATAATACCTTTATAAACCTTATTTCCAGGAACATCACCGCCTGAAATTCCACAACCTTTGCTTTTATTAAATCCCATGTTTTCCCTTTAAATATTAAAAAAATCAAAACCATATTGATAAATATATACATGTGAAGCTGTGCCGCCTCCGGTTTGATAGCGTATTTTGCGATCTGTACCAACCAAAAACCTATCATATTGCGTGGCTGCGATATGTGAACTTCTAGCATATAATATACGTTTAGGAGTATTTTCAATTATACTTAATATTTCTAACCAGGCATCAGGACTTGTAGTACATTCAAGCACAAAACCCAAATGCGGTATGGTTTCTAAATTTGATGGACAAACTGTAGTAACATCTGTAAAACTTGTGGCTGGCGAACTGGCATTTAATATTTCTATTTGCCCGTCTTTAAAATAAACATGATTATTAACTTGTTTTATCGGAATTAAAACTATTGGCGCAATCGATACAACATGCTGCGGTACAACTAAAGCATGGTGCGTATATCCACTTGCGGTTAATAAATTTGCTGCGCCTAGATTAGTATCCCAACCAAAATCATATACACCATCATCTTTCCAAATCATAAAAAAATATATGGTTTGGTTTGCGCTAGGAACTACAGATGTAGGTAAGCCTCCATTTCCATTACCGGCCGCCCAAGCAGCGCGTATATTTTTAGTAAAATTAACAGTGTTTTTTATTGTATATTTTAAATTTGAGTCCCATATTGAACCGGCTTTAGCAGTGGTTTTATAAGTTGGATTTGTAACATCACTTTCACATACCACACGTGTAGAATATGTGGCAGCTAATATCATTTGTTCGATTGCTATTTTATATTGTGAATTGGGTGCAGTATCAGGATTATTATTCGGAATAATCGCATTATTTTGTAATAATGCTTGAGATAATCCCCACCAATCATTTACCCATGCTTCCTCCAATGGTGTCCCATTGCCAGCCCCAGGAGAACTAACATTTTTTGCATATCCAAAGGGGTAATTCGTATTTCCAGGGTTGGTTTTTCCAGGGTATTTACTTTCCGGTTTTATTGCCATAAAAATTCACCTTATACATATTTTACTAAAACGCCTATCCATAAATGACTAGGGCATATTTTTAAAGCTAGCCTTTCAAATTCATCGCGCCTACTTGATGGTATTGTTGCCAGCGTTCCAAATGGTTTACCACCAATATACATAAATTTTCGCCAACTATTTTCATCATCAGGGACAGAATAATCCTTTTTTTCTATAATAATGTCAACAAATGCCCCACATTCTGCACTCGGCTCACCGCATTGGCTTGATGGTTCGCCGCATTCTGTCGTATATTTAGGATAGCTCAATTCAATTAAATTTACAAGTGGATAACCTGTTTTTTCATCTTCTCGATTACCACAAAAAGCAGATGGTTCACCGCATTGTGCCAATACTTCGCCACATTGTGGCCCTAAAAATGTTTTAGGCAAAAATGTTCGCCTAATATAATCTAATGGATTTTTAACATTTGGTTCACCAAAATGTATATCGGGATTTGTTTGTCCGCACTGGGCTTCCGGCTCACCACAAAAAGCAATATCTGTTCCACATAGAACATTCCAGCCAGGCAACCACCATCCATAAGTATAAACTTCAAATCCGGCATCTTGGAATCTATTTGTTAAATAACTAGGCGATTGGCCACCGGTTTCAGCAAAAACAGCAGCCAAAATGTCTCGTTTTTCAGCTTCAGTTAAACTTTCAGATAGAAATAAGCCAAATTCTTCCAACCATTCATCTAATTTAGTGGTTTTATATGGAAATCTATCATCAAAGATAACAGTATCAGCATAATTTTTATAATCTTCACCTATGATTGTTAAAGAGTCCCAAAATTTCCTTAAAGGCTTATCAGTAACAATTTTCCAAGCTTTGGCGCGTGGCAATAAATGTTTAAATAAATTTAAAAAATTCATGCTACAAAATCTATTGTTCCAAGTTTAGCTTTTTGACCCTCATTTAACGTATATGTTTGAATTTCAGATGAATTCAATAATAAATCTAAAGCGGCAAAAATACCGCCATAAGAATTAACAACATCACTAACAACCCCGCTCACGGACGATTGTGTTATACGATCATTTCTAGGCAAAACCGACCAACCAGTAACAAAAGGTGAGCGATCTAATAAATATTGCTCAATTGCCCTAGTTATTTCATCGCGAACTAATGCAATATCGTCAACATCAGTTAGACCATAAACTATAACATCAAAAGCATCTCTTGCAATCGGAAATACTTTAACAAATGAGCCCTCTGGTCGTCTTTGGGCAAGTCCAGTATCATCATCATATTGGATGGAATTATCTATCTCTATCAGTTGAGCCTCGGTCGGTATTCCATCAGGATTACCAGAACTTTCGGGTGTTGCTTCAGCATAAACATGCACTTCACCTGGTGGACCGGTATATACATAAATATTAATAATTCCATTAACTTCTGTTCCCCAAATAACATAATCTGCTAATGCGCCACCTTGAGGCGGATTTTGTCGTTGATTTAAAACTCTTTGCCTATAATCTACTTCAACATTTTCCCCATCTACACCCTGTATGATTGTGCTTGACACGGTGGCATCCTGTTCAACATTTGTTTGCGAAGATATAAACGATACAATTTCCCCATTATCCAAATTCCCTATTGTGCCGGCTCCATCACCGCCGGCTTGATCAGATGCGGCAATAATATCAGCATTAACAATGGCAGCATCTAATAAAACATTACCAATCGTTAAATAAGTCACGCCATTTTTTGCGCCAATTAATTGGGTGCTAGCCGGCAATGATCCAGTTTGATTTATTACATTAATTGCAATTTGTAATTTTGCTGCCTCAGCAGGCTTTGGGTCGCCAACACCAATGTCTCGACCGGTTTCAATTAAGGGAGTGATTTTTTGTCCATTGATTGTAGTTTCATTAGCCGAAGCATATCTAACAAACATTTGGAGTCCTAAGAATCCAGCATATTTATATAAAATTATAAATAAACCAGCTAAAACTTTTGATACTACGTGAAAAAATGCTTTTTTAAGAATCGGCAAATCTTCACCATATTTTGCCTCAAAAGATGCAAAAATATTATCAGCTAATTCTTTTGTTGTAAGTATTGTATTAGCCATTTATTTCCTCTACAAATATTAATTCTAAATCATCAAGCAACACTGTTAATTCTAACCTATTTATCGTTTGTGAACTAGCATAGACTTTTATGCTTTGAAAAATATCATCGCGAAAAAACCATTTTAAATCGCGCTCGGCTGCATCTTCGATTCTTCTTAATAAATTTGACGTAAGTGGTTCTGTATCAAGCAAATATTGGGTTTCGCTTCTATATTTTAAATCATTGTCGGTTTCAGAATAATTAGCCCACCATGTAAAAGTTGTATCATCAAACCCGCCATCATTATTATTACCACCAAATAATGATAAATAAGCAGCGGTTCTAATACCGCTATCTATAGTAATATCACCGTCTTTAAATTCAATATCACCATCATTCGGTGTTTGAAATAAATATACATCACTCATTGTGGTAATCCTGTTAATTCTGTTCCGCTTTGAACGCCGCCATGCACATGCTCACTAAAAATAATACCATTAATATCAAATTTACCATTTGATTTTAATTCAAAATATCCGTTCGAATTGCTTCCTTTTATACTGCCATCACTTGAACAGTTAAGCTCTAAGTTATTGTTTTTTAATATAATTTCACCAGTTTTTTTCAAATAAATTTCAGCAACCTCTTGGCCATCAGACTGTCTACTATAAAAACGCTTTTCACCATCTTCACTTTTTGGCTCATTTTGCAAATCAATAAATCCAACAACTAATAAGCCGCCTTTTCTTTGTGTTGGCATTAATCCTATATTATCAATTTTTAATGGTTTAGAATCTTCACCAGGAGGCAAATAATAATCAGCAGTTAGAATATTCCCACCGCCTAAATCAACTTTAATTTTGCGTTTTAAAACCTGAATTATTTTGCCTATAAATCCCACGGTAATGACTCCGGTAATTTTCCATCAAAACTGCCAGGCGGTACTAATTCTAATGTTGCAGTTTCACTATTTCGATCTCTTTTAAATTCAACAGATCGTAAAATAAATTTATATTTATTATAAACCATTGCGGCCGGTGCTAATAGCTCAATAGTTGTATTTGGTTGCCATAAATTTCCGTTTTTATCTCTCCATGTAGATACATCAACCATATATGTTAGCATATTTGCAAACATTCTTCCTGCTTTGGCATTTACAGAATCCTTTAAATCAATATTAATAGTATCTTGCGGTGTAAATGTTAATGGCCGCACACGATCAGATAAAAATGGATTTTTAATACTATACTTGGTTCCATCAACGCCTGTAATAACAAATGAAATGCCGGTTATATTACTATAATATGCTTGCTCATTAAAAATAGGTCTAATTTGTTCGACCGGCGGTTTTCCGTGTTCTAATTCAGTACTAATAGTTGATAATTTTGATTGCCACAATAATAATTCGCCCTTAACCGTACTGCTAATGACCAAATTTCGTTGTTGCGCCAAATCCATCAAAAAGCTATGTATCTTATCTGTGGGTTTGATCGCAATAGTAGCAAATTTATTACCAATATCTGATTGGGCTACAACAGATAATCCAAAAGGTTTTGTTAAATTTTTTGCTATATCTAAAATTGTTAAATTATTAAATTCCAATGGAAACGCACTATCTGGGACAGTACAATCCTCTAAAACCCCAGGCAATGAATAACCAGATACATTAATAATCGTATTTTTTATTGTTGCAGATGGTATCGTTGATATTGAAATTCCATTTATTAACCGTTCCCCATTAATAAAAACCTGTAATGATTTGTATTTAAATGGTATAAATAGTTCTTTAAATTTTGTTGATTCATAATTAAAAGGACCGGTAAAACTTATTGTATCGATACTATCTATGGATCGCTTAATTGTTAATTCTGTCCAAAAATCAAATCTTTCATTGTCAATTAATAGTTGTACTTCATTTTTGTTTTCATTCGATTTTTCCAATTCAGTTGGTAAGTTTTCCGGATAATCCGGCAGTGGAGGAATAACAATTGTTGTTCCAGGGGTTAGCTGAGTCGTTATTCCTGGGTTGGCTCTGGCAATATGATCACCATGTATTTCTGTGCCAAAGATCTTCTTAGAAATAATGGCAAATGTATCACCAGCAACAATTTTATAAGTAATAAACAATTTTTTTGCCTGCGGGTAATTCTAAAATTTCTGAGCCGGTTAAATTATTGCTTTGCAAGAAAAAGTCAATATATGTATCAACTTCATCTTTATATAATTCGGCAATCAAATCAATAATTGATCGCGGCTTTGTTAATATTAATGTTCTTTCGGTTTGTAAAGAAAAAGAAATTGTTACTAAATATTGAAGTGTTACGGTAATATTTTCTTGTAATGCACTATATAAACTGCCAGTATCAATTTTATTTAAAATTTTATAATTATCATCTCGCCAATTTACCCATAGATTAAAAATTGTCAAAATTTGGTCGGCTGCGTTTAATGCTTGCGGCTTTGTCTGAAAAATATAATTTATAGTTGATAAACTCATTGCGCTTATATAACTAGCAATAAACAAATCCCGCGAATGAAAATCATTGCTAATTTTATTATCTAAACCAGGATCCTTGATTGTGTCAGGATCAATTAACGGGGTTATTAATTCTAAATAATTATTTAATCTGTCTTGAATTTCAATCGTTGATGCCTTGGCCGGTAATTGTGTATAAATATTTGTTTGAGTAGCCAAAATTGATAGATCAAGTTCATTTTCGCTTTCTAAATCAGAACGAACAGAATCACCAACTTGTTTAAATTGTGTTGATATTTTCGAATCAGTGCCGGCAAAATCTTTTAAAAGATTTGTTGCCGCATCAAACAAACTTCTATGAAACCCTTTAAATGCTTCACGTTCAAAAACGCGCTTTATATCAACCTCGGATTCAAATTGTCCGGCAGCAGCATTATTAAAATTAGCATTAGATTCAATAATTGAATTTTTTAGATCACGAATACTGCCTCCAAATAAATCAACTATAGTTTCCCAAAAAGTTATTTCTATAACTGATTGATTCGCAGCAGTTTTTAAGTCATCTCTCCTACCTATGGATCCAAACGGTACTACATTAATTTTACCATATAATGGATGCTCTAATCTTCCTATTCCACGTTCTTCTAAAGTATTCTCGAATTGTAATGAATCAGCCAAATAATCATCACCCCAAAAAAAACAACGTAATGGGTATCTGCGACCACTCCTGCCTTGATCCTGAACCTGGGTTCCATTAAAAACCGGAAAATCGAAACCGGAGGTTTTTTTATCGAATTCAAGCGATACATTCTCGTAATGAAAAACAGATCTTATCCCTGATGGTGAAATATAAGCAGCTTGACGTAAATTTGCTTGCCATGTCATTAAAACGCTCCCGAACGTGCTAATTGTAAACCATTACTCATTTTACCGCTTGTTACTTCGGCCTTGCCAGTATCATCTTTAATTGTTACTTCGGTTTTTTGTATACTTCTTTTTTCATCAATTGTTTTTGCAATTCTTTCTTGCGGACTAATCATTTGAGGTTGTATTGTTGGTGTCTGCATTTCTGGTTTTACACTTATTGTTGATGTTCCTGGCTTCACAAGCATAGCTTTTAATTGTAATGGTTTTTCTGGTTGTTTTATAAATGGCGTTAAAACAACTTTTGTTTTTGGTTTTATGGTTTTAGGAATATCTGTTTTTGCTTGAATTTTAGTTTTAATAACATGTGTTTTATGAAATGGGGCAAAAAATTTAATTATTTCCTTGGTCACATGACCAACTTTTGATATTAATTTTGCAAAGAATTTAACTATATCTTTAAAAAATGACCAGATAGCTTGTGCTGCCTTTTTTAAATGTCCTGTTAATAATAATATTACACCGATAAATGCTGTAACTGCAATTATTATTAAGCCAATTGGATTCAACGCCAAGACAAGATTAACAGCAGTCATAACAACAATAAATGTTCGCAAAACGGCCATTAAACTCATAAATACAATTATTACAGTAGCAATAGTTTTTCCATGCTTAACTAAAAATTGTATTGCCTCACCTACAGCCTTAATAAATTTTTGTATATCTGTGCGAATTAATTCGCGATTTGCAAAAATCCAATTTTGGGTAATTTTTAAATATTTAGTCATTATTGGCATTAATGGCAATAACGCATCTTGCAAAACCCCTTGTAATGTATGTTGTAATGAATTTAATTGATCATTAAATGCCTCTGCGGCGGTTGCTTGTTGTTGAGTGATTACTCCATTTTTTCGGGCTTCTTCGCGTAATTTTGCTAAACTCTTTTCAGAAGTTTGCGCCATACGCACCAGGCTCAAACCTTCACGACCAAATGCAGCATATTCTAATGCCGCTCGTTGGGCAGGATCTTTAACACTTCTTAATGCTTTTAACATTACATTAAATGCTTGAGAGGTATTTTTTGTTGTAATTAATTGTCGTAGCAATAAAGGATTTGATTTTTTCAATATTGTTACTAAGGTTCCGGTACCTGTTTTAGCTTGACCTATTTGTTTTTCAAGCATTCCCAGTGATTTTGTCAGTGAATCTGATGAAACACCGCTTTGCTCCGCCGCAAATTGCCATTCTTGTAAATCCGTGATTGGCATGTCGAGAATTTTGGCTTTTTTTGATAAAACATCTGCTCTATCAGCAACTTTTTTAATTGCCAATCCAACACTTGCAATTGCTGAGGTTAATAATATAGCACCACGTCTAAAATCAGTACGCATCATTTTTGCTAATTTTGAAACCGACCTATCTACACGTCTAAATCCTCGCTCTAGTGAACGTGTAAACCGCAACGTGGCTTTTTGCATTTTTGAAACCGGCGCGGTTATTTCATCGACTGCTTTAAAAACCGCTTTAATTGAAAATTTGCTTGCCATAATTACTTTTCCCTTATTTTTGTAGCTTCTTTTAATTCTGGACGTAATCCATCATAAAAAAATCTTATCTCGCCTGCCGATAAACTACGGTAATCTGGTAAACTAGCATAATCTCTGCAAATTTGTAATATCATTTCTATATGAACGTTAATATAGGTGTTTTTTCCACCGATTAACTTTTCATCTTCGCCATTGCGAACCAGCGTTATGTTAGTTCGGCCAAAAAAAGGGAGGCAATCGTATGGCAGATTTTTAAATCCGATAAGTTCATTTTGGTAAATAATGCAGCATGAGTTTTAGTTATTGAGGCCAACAATTCATATGATTGTCCAACTTGTTCTTTATTGCTTCGCTTATCGAATGCCAACATTGTGCGGCCAGATGGTTCATAAAACGTTAGAGGGTCTTTATAATCCCCTCTTTTGGGTGTATAAACAGGCTCACCTTTTTCATTAATCACTAAATCACGTTTACAAATTGCCTTTATTAATCGCTTTTTTTTGTTTTCAAAATCTTTTAAGTCTTCAACGTCTAAATCTTCAGTATCATAATCCAAGCCCATTGTATCCATAAATCGCTCTAATTCTTTATTGGCCATTTCTTCATTGATTGATGGATTAAATGTTTTGGTTTCTGTCATATATCACCTTCTATAATTGAGTTAAATCGCCTGTGCCTTGTAGGGTTATAGTTGCTATAGTATTTTTGCTCGATACTTGTACTTCTCCAGTAATTTGACCTCGGCCAGTATATCTGGATCCTGAAGCATAAACGATTACAACGGTAAAAAATTCATTAGTATCAGCTAATTCTTGCAAATATTCTAAATCACCTAAAATATCATCAATTGACAATGCTAAACCATCTAATAACCAAGGAACGCGGGTTTTAACAAGTCTCGTTGAACCATCGCCATTTGCTTCAACTTCATTTTCAAAACCACCTAGTTTACGATTGCTTTCGGCATCAGCAGCAACGCCATATCTGCGGCCACTAATCCATACCGATTCTATTGATCCACCTGTAGGCATAATATATTCCCTCCATTTAAAAAGTTATAATTATTGTTGTCGACCATTGCCAACAAAATAGCCAAAATATAATGTAGCAGCTTTAATACGCGTATTGCCAGATAACTCAACAGTTATAACAATATCTATTCTATCTGGGTTTTGATCATTAATCGTTACAACTGTTTTCTTTTTGGCATCTTTTGAATTTGTAATTACTGCCCAAGAGGCTAAAAAATCTAATAATTGAGCCACCTCGGCCTTGGCAATAGCTGGCGTTTTGGCTTCGGGATTTATTGTTGGCTCATTATTATCGACCAATGGCACATCGCGCCATTCAGCAGATTCAAAAATTAAATCCATGTTATAAATAATATTTTGCAATTTAACAATATTTACAACATATCTATATGCTGGTATAGGTTGTCCATCAGGATGATAAAATGTTGCAATATCGCCGCAAACAACTTCACCATTTTCAACGGTACTTGTAGAACTACCTTTTTTTAAGGCTTCATCTCTTTGATCCCAATCCCAATGATAAGAATCTCCTGGCGGGGTTAATGTATCTGCAATTTGACCGTTATACCCTTTTGGCGGGTTGTTTTCAGCAACAACAACTATTCTGGCTAATTGACGTGCAGCAACTAAAAAAGGCAAATCTTTTCCTGCCGGCGAAACTAATTGAGAATTAATTCGGTCATCTTTTCTAGCATCTGGTATAGTCGTTGCAGCACTTACAGTTTCATTCGTGTCGCCACAAAATGCAACAAAAGGTTTTCTTACTGTAGATTGCCATCGACCTTCACCAAATGATTTGTAAGCATTTAAGGCCACAAGATCAGTTTTATTTAAACAATTTAATATTAATGTTTCCCAAACATTACCAAATTGATTGGTAGCAATTGTAATTTCAGGATTTACCGCGCCACCGGTAGGTTGAACAATTACAAATGTTAAACCATTCGTGGGTCCTTCAACTTCAATATATAAATCATTGCCGCTTTCACCCTTCCATTTTGCAGTAACCCCTAAATCACTTGTATTATCAGTTCCAATTACTGGCATTTCAATAATTGAATTAAGGGCTATTACCATTTTATCTATTATATCGGCAATAGCATCTCCTGGTAATATAACAAATTCTTTAGATGGTATATTATTTATAAAGATCCTATAAATTGATTCTTCACTAACTGCACCGGATGGAGTAATACTGCCCTGAGCAGCTATACCGGTAATCTCATTTGGCAAAGGATAAACTGTAATAGGTATACTTCCAACACCATCACCATTAGCGGGTAATAATTTATCAACTACTAAATGAAGCGGTGAACCAAAACCATATAATTGTCCGACCTCAAATGCAGATTCAATTAATTTTTTGTCGGTGCTATAAACTTCTGCATCATTGCCTTGTCCAATCACTGCGATTCGTTGAGGTAAAAAATTACCCCTAACACCGGTATTCTTAAAAACCGTATCTACAGCAGTAAGGCTAGCGCGTGCATTTATATCAATAGCCATAACGAA